GTTGGGGTGAAGCAAAAGAATAGTTTGTGAACATGATCCGGCAATTATTATTTAGTTAATCTCTTTAACTTAGTTTTATATTTTCTTAAATAAGTTAAAGTTGTTTTACTTTTTCGCTCCCACTTTTTAACTAAAGCTTCAAGATGTTTTATCTTCTTAAGCTTTTTATCTTCAGGTGTAAGAACAATAACCTTTTTTTTCAAAGTACCATTGAGCCAACCTTTGAATTGAACATATTTTATCATGTCTAATTCTAATTGAGCTTGTTGGAAACAATGATGATTCATATTTGGTCTTAACCATTTATGAACCATGTGAGATACGTCATGGATTAATCTTCTCCAACCATTATGTAATGTTGAAGGATCTCCAGAAAGACATATCCAACATTTTCTAGTCCATGTCTCATAAGATTTAAATCTTTTATAAGATCCATTAATTAATTTTAATGGTCTTATTTCTCTTACTGACATTTTTCTGTTTATCCAAGTTCGATCTTTTTGAGATCCATAACCTTTATACCCCGGAATTTGTTTTCTTCCGAATTTTCTAACTAAAAGTCTGTAAGCTCTTTGAGCTTCAACTTTAGTTATGTAAGGTAAATCTTTTGGCAATGTAGAATTACAATCCTGATATTTTTTTATCGTATTGTATTTGACATCTAACGTTGCCATCATTGAGTCTAACTTAGTTAATTGTTGGTTAAGTGTTTTTTCACTCATAGTCACTCCTTTAGTTGAGCCGGATCATATTCACGATGTTTAATAACTAAGTGAGCTGTCACATCACTAATAAAAAATTTATTAAAAAACTTTTTATCTCCTATTATAACATTTTTGGTTTTTCACTTTTTGATGAAAAAAAATTTTTATTGAATTCTAGAGCGATGATGTTTTAGGGTGTTTAATAATTGGTGCGACAATTCGCAGCTTTCTGGGATTTCATGGGTTTTGAGTTTTTAGAGCAGACAAGTCCCCTGAGATAAATGTTTAAAAAATTTTGCTAGTTTAACTAGCTATGTCGAATAGACCTTTTTTAGCGTCTTCCACGCTTTGATCATTAATCTTTTTTCTAAGACTTTTGATCTTGATATCGATCCATTTCATATCAGTAGTCACTCGGCCCTGCGTTAACGCCTGACTGGCCCACTTGGACTCCAATTGAAGTTTTTCCGATATTAACTTTTGTAGTTGCATCTCGTTCAACCTCCTCGAAAGTTATAAAAAGACGATCCGGATTTAAAAAACCACCCCCATCTTTTTCGTTATAGTCTCCTGACTCAACTTTCGATTTAAATGTGTCAAGAGCCTCTATATCGTTTTCAGCTTCTAGTGTCTCATCAACTAGTATCCCTTTATATTTAGCTTGGACACGATATAGTTTCATGCATTATTATATATCAATTTAGGCGGAAAGGTCAACTATGTTGATACTTTTGGTTTGGGTGGTGGGACTATTTCTTTTGGCACATTTACGGCCTTACAATCAAATCTGACCACAATTCTGCTATTTTCTATGTATTCTTTTTCCATTTCTTGAGTTTCCTCAAGTGTTTTAAAAGTTCCATGTGCCACTCTATAGCCATATTCCACGCAGGCCGCATGAGTATCAAACGAATATCCAGTGACATGAGATGACGGACACTGGCCACTTAACATACTACACATATACATAATTAATAAATATTTGGTCATAGTCTCATATTATCCTATAATATTTTTTTGCATTTTTTTCTTGCAAATCCCATTTTAATGTTTATATTATTAAAAGTAAACTAAAAAGAGGTTATCATGTGTAAGATGAAAAAGATACTATTAGAATTAAAAGCCGCAGGAGTATATTATGAAATGTAAGTCTGAGGCGTTTAATGATTGGGTTAAAGGAATGGACCAAATACTTTCTGAAACTCGATCTATTACAATAGATGGTCAACCGATGGAAGCATCGGATTTCCATTTTAAAGATCAAATAAATAAACTTGCAAAAGTTCCATTGGTATTAGATGGTCAGGCTGTTTATCCAATAAATGTTTGGACAGCTTCTGATTTAGTCCACGATGAAATTGATGCAATTAACTTAAGTGAGGATATATAATGTCTAAACCAAAAAAACAGAAGGATAGCAATGTAATTCACATTACCCGTGATTATAGTATGTTCCGATCTGTCAAAGGAAATCGTGCAATTGATAAAGGACACGTGCAACGTTTGATGCGGGAAATGAAGAAAAAAGATCTTGATCTTCCCATCTTTATCAACGAGAATGATGAAGTTGTTGATGGTCAACATACTTTACAAGCTCGTAAGGAATTGGGTAAGCCAGTTAGATACATAAGAGGTAAATTCGAAAATGAATTCGATGTTGCCATTATGAACGCCAATAGAAAAAATTGGCCTATGACTGCTTATTTAAATTTTCATATTGAGAATGGTAAAAAAGAATATCAGATAGTTAAAGCGATGACTAAACAATATTCTATGCCATTAGAGTGTGCAATATTTTTACTTGCAGGCGGATACTCAATGTGGAGAGAAACAAGAAATGATTTTAAACAGGGTAAATTTAAAATCAAATCTTTACAGAGATGTAATGAGATCGGTGCTAGTCTGATGTTCATGAAAAATAATTTCAACATTAGATTAACCAGATCTTTTATAACTGCTTACGCTGTGGTATCAGAACATCCTAAATTTAAATGGGAACGTTTTAAAACTGCATTGAAAAGCAAATCCGCTCTGTTATTGCGGGGAACAAATACGGAGGATTTTGTCAGAGTTTTTGACAAAATTTATAACGGCAATGTTCATAATAAAATAAACTTCACTCGATATTTCTTAGACCGAGAATATCAGGATGATGAAGAAGGAGATGACTCCTAGAAAGAGAAAGAAGATGGACATAAACAAATGGAAATCATGCGCTGTTGACATTGACACTTATTGCATTTTACGTGCAATGGGTAGTCATGGTTTTCGAAAACCCGCATCTATGATCGCAAAAATTGTGGATGATGAGGTTAAGAAAATATCTAAAAAGAACGGCTCATCGTATGATAAAACCAGGGAGAATTTACTATCTCAGGGCAAGAAGCTCATGAATGGTAAGTAGGCCTGCAGATTGGATGGTTAACCTTTAATCTGGGGCTGGAAAAGGGCCGGGAGACTGGCCCTTTTTTTTGAGGAGAGCAGGAAAGGGATCTACTCTCCCCACCTATCTATGTACTTTTTTTATTAAAAAGTGCCAAAAAAAATCTATTGCAATATAAAAAATAATCCTATATTTATTAAATATCGTATTCTAATACCTTAATGAAAAAGAGGGGTTAAACTCTTTATCTTCATTCATCAACGTACAATTTTCTTAAATTAATTAAGGAGAACTATGGTATTTGGATACGACTACAGAATTTACGATTTTTCTAGCATGCTAGAAAAAATGTGTGCGGAGGAACCTCAATCCATATCATCTTTTCCCCTCCGCACATGTACATGAACAAAGATTTTACAGAAGATCCTGCCGTTGAACTTTGCCGTGTCATGGATGGCCCAGACAAAAGCGAATTTATTGAAGGTGTATTAGAAGATTATACATTTTGTTTAAGTATGGGCTTTTCTCCTAAAACCCTGAAATACCATCGTGAATTATTCAGCGAACTTATTAAAAATTTTGGGCATTAAATTGGCGACTATGCTTACTAAAAAGAAACAGCTACCAGAAGAGAGGTTGTTTCAATCGATTATTCTACAAGCGTTTGAAGATGTTTTATCTAATTCTAATACGAAGCTTGAGACTTATTTTAAAATAGATGCTTATGAATGGTTTACTAAGAAACCAGAGGATTTTCAGAATATTTGTTGGTTAGCCGGTTTAGATCCAGATGTAGTCAGTGACCAGATTAATAGTTTAAAAAAACGTAAGGTAATAAAATTTAATGATGTCCAGAGAAAATGGAATGAGTATCGATCTTTATATAGAGATTATAGAGCGGTTAAAACTGCGGGGGAGAGAAAAGAAATAATGGTAAAAATTTTAAGGTTGAAGATTAAATCTTAGTCATGGTGGTCTAGAATATTTATCCCTGGGGGCTGAATAATAAGAGAGCAAAAATGTTGCCCCCAGAGAATTAACTAAAGTGAGTCCATGAAAACACATAAACTAAGTTCATTATACATGATCCGGTATCCGTGGGCAATGGAAAAAAAGGCCTGATATGTGGATAAATCATCATGGCCACCGGACAACGGAAAAAGGCCCTATATAGATTATATAGACCTCTAATCGATAAAAAGTACCCCCGGGGTCTAAAATGGTGTCCCTGGTGTCCCTATGACCAAATAAAGCAATAATAACAATGCTTTAAGCCACTATTTATGGTGTCCCTATGGTGTCCCTATGGTGTCCCTCAGGGACACGTCTTGCGGTAAAGCAACCTAAATACACTTGAGACTTGCTCATGGGTTAGAATAATCTATATAATAAAAATATGGCGCAAATTAAAAAAATAGAAAGATCTGATAAAGATTTAACCCCTAAGCAGCGATTATTTTGTGACATTCTTGTGGCAAATTGGGGCGAAATTACGTATGCAGAAGCCTGTAAACAGGCCAAATATGAGTGTGCAAATGAAAAAGACTACTCAGCCATAGCTTCAAGGCTATTAAATAGACGTTTAAACCCACATATTGCGAAATATTTAGATAGAAAATATGAGGAAGAAGTCAATAAATTTAAAAAAGATAAATTAAAACGTTTTAAAAGACTAGATCATTTATCTAAACAAGCAGAAAAAAATAAACAATTTAATGTCTCTGTGCAGGCTGAGTTTAGATCTGGTCAGTTAGCAGGGTTGTATGTCGATAAAAGAGAGGTTAAAGTTAGCGGATT